AAATCTCTTATGCTTTTTGAGCCTTGGGTATTCATGATTTTCCACTGACCAGCACCAAGTACTATATCCGTTACTTGCTGCTTTGTAGCTCCCTGGTCAATAAAACCGGCAGGTAAATTCTGATAAGTAGCGGCATCAACGGTTTGCCGTAGCATATTGGTAACTGCAATGGCATTCGTTCCCGACATCCTTGCCATCCCTAGTCCCCAAATATCAAAACCGGTAAAGAAATGATAAGCTACAAAATATTTTCTTCTCTTGAATTCCGAGTCACCTTCCCGCCAGTTGCGTTTGATACTTAATATTTCCTTGCTTTCTTTATCGATAGTAACAATATAGGGCCTAGCTACTTCCGTTATCTCTTGATTGCTATAATCAACCTCAAAAGTCTCCAGATTTAAATAGATATGACTCTCATATATATCATGCAGAGTCCTTTGCTTATAACTATCAAGATTAATAAGATTAGTTATTTTTTTAGAATCGTCTTGTTGTTTGCCGGCATTATCCTTATTATCACTCCCCTCAACTTTTAAATAAGGAAGTTCAACATCTCTGTAAATTCCGTTCTTCTGATTAATCAAAACCTCACGAGCAGATAGTTTTAGGATATGAGTAAGCCTGCTTGACTCGAGTATCGAAGTACAATCAATATTAATTAGAAAATCCTCGGGCAGAATAAATCTTGATAAAGGCGTTTTTAAAACATCGTCATAATAAACTTTCTTGATGATAGTTCCATAAAACCCTATATAATATAAGGACTTCTCAAAATCTTGATAATAAGCCGAATCTTTTATAGTTAAGAAATAATTAAGCCACTGACTTCTTACTTTCCCTATTTCCTCAAGTTTTTCGGTATCCTGTCCGAATATCTTGGCACCGCACGGGCCGCTATCGGGTAATAATTCCGCTCTTGATGTAGCACAAAAACGAATTAATGCCGTACTAAGCGTGGTATCAAATGTTCTACAAGCCTGGTCAAAAGGTTGCTTCTCCAAGTCTTCAAGATTATGCCCTAGATATTTCTTGACCTTGTTATGTATATCAAGCCATGGTTGCCTTACTTTAATATCATCATCAATAGCGTCTAGAATATAAGTTGATATTTTCGTAAGTGTTTCTTCCTTCATCGTAAGAGCAAGATTGGCATCAAACTTATCATTGTTAAGGTTATCTTCCTCCGGCTTGCCTATTTCATAAACGGATGAGCCGTCTTCTAAATCCTCAACCTTATTAATCTCGGCATTATCTATATCCTCAAGGCTTAACACTGAATCAAACATATCCGGTAATGCTATTTTTTTTCTTCCTTTCATGTGATATATCTTCGTAAATAAGTTAATTTTTAGTAATAAGCGTCTTTTAATTCCTTTAAGGTTCTTTTTTGCTTGCGCTCTTTAAACAACCTTTGAAATCTCTCGAGAGGTTCTTCATAAGAGCTAGAACCCTTTTGCTCTTGCTTAGCATTAACTGTCTCCTTACTGCTAAACTTTGGTTTATCCGGAACTTGGTAAGTTAAATTATGCTCACGCATATAATCGTTAAAAGCTTTTACATGTACTCCAAGCCTGCGGATAATGACTGACTTAAACTCTCCGCTATTTAACAATTTCTGTATACCTTCGGGAGTATATTGTTTTAAAATCAACGCAGATTTTGAATTGTATTTAATTCCCTTCTTATTAGACATATTCTTAATATACCCTTATTGTTTCTTGATATTCTTCCGGCTCTACGTAGTCTTTAGGGTGAGAAATCCTATTGACGTCCCTAAGCGTTATTAATGCCTGGGTCATGGTATCGACAAAATCCCTTGCACTAACGTTTGGGAAATAACTGACGCTTGTTACAAACTCATCGGCAAAATCAGCTAATTTTGATGGATTATGTTTACTTGGCGGCATCCATACAATACCGCCTTCAATTAAGCTACTGATCAACCTTACTCTCTGCATTTTATCGCCGTATTTATTTGGGATAAAAGGACGGGCATATATGCCCATTCGTTTAAGTTCCGCCATAAGCGGATCGCCCGATGCTTTAGCTTCTACCACTATTAAATCAGGACTATATCTAGCATTAAAAGACATGGGCGTAATTCCCGTATCTCTATAATCATTTGCCAGTCTCTTCATCCGCTCTCTAAGATCGGGATACTCTAATCTATCCCGCCAGCTTGAAAGTAATATGACATTTTCATTATCGTAATTATCCTTAAATACTCCCCAAGTAGTACAGGCAGAATAACTGGAATCATCATTCCCGGTTAATGCCGTATCCCATGACTGAAGTATATATTCAAGGCTTGGTAATTCACGTTGCAGATAAAGCTTGAACCAATGTTTTTTAATTATACCTCCTTCCATAGGAGCAGGTCTTTGTTGATACTGCGCTGCATAGCCGTAAGAGCCCATTTCTCTTTTAATCTGCTTTACTACTTCAGGAGTATCCCTGCTACTGAGCAACTGCCCCTCTTCCGTTCGGGCGTCATTAAAATCGGATTTAACGTTACTCTCATATTCCATGGGCAAAATATATTTTAACCACCTATTATCTACGTCATTCTTTATAATATTACCCGATACGTCATTCTCACTCTGCGATCTTTGCTGTACAACAATCCTTACAGCTGTTCGGGCATCATTAACCCTATTAAACCACTTTTGAGACCACCATGTATTTACCGCTTCAAGTTTAGCTTCAGACTCGCCGCTCGGGTCATTCGGGTCATCGGTAATTTGTATATCGCCTCCTGATCCCGTTATAAACGAACCCGCACTCGTTGAAATTCTATATCCCGTTTTATCGTTAGCAAAATAGCTCTTGGAATTCTGATCTTTCCGTAATTTAAATCTATCTCCCCACCTCTCCTGATACCAACTGCTTTCAATAAGTAACCGACTCTTATCGGCTATCTTTAATGCCAGTGAATTGGAATAAGATGCACAGATAAATTTCTTTTCGGGATAATTAATCCATACCCACGCAGGAAAAGCTATCGATATTAAATTGGTCTTCCCTTTACGAGGCGGTAGATTTATTAATAAACTTTTAATTTTTCCCTCTAAACAATCCTGTAAGCTTTTAGCTATCTCTTCTAAATACCACTCATGTACATACTGAGTTCCTCCCTCTAAAACATGCCAGGATTGCTTAAAAAATTCATAAAGATAAGATTCTGCGCGTCTAATATGATTCATTTTATATTTTCTTTCTCATCCTGTTTTAAACGCTGACTTCTCCATTCCATATATAGTCTATCCTCCCTTAGTTTTTCGGCTTTCTCTTCCGGAGTTTCTATTTTAACCGGTTCTTCCTCTCTCTCTTCCTTTGCTTCTTTCCAGCGTCCTTGGGTTTTCATATAAAAAATAGCAGCAGTAGTATCGCCGGCTACACCTCTTTTAAATAAAGCGCCGCCCATAATCCCCTTGGCTTGAACCTTTGCTTTTTTATAGATACCCAAAACCTCCTCGTCTCGTATCTTGATTCTTTGAAAAGTGTTGATTCCAATACCTAAATAGTCTGCTATTTCTTGCAAAGTACAAATAGGAGCTAAAATTTTTAATTCTCTTAGTTGAGTATCTGTTAACTCAATACGAGGACGACCTCCTTTGTTCTTTTCTTCTTTTAATAACCCTTTACTTGCCACCTTCCAGTACCGCTTTTAATCCGGTTTCCTTTTCCCACCTCTTTATTATCACATCAACATAAGCCGAGGATAATTCCATCATGTAACAGTTACGCTTTGACCTCTCGCAGGCAATTAACGTAGTACCGCTACCGCCAAACGGATCGTATACACTCTGGCCTTGCGCCGAGTTATTAAGTATAGGACGAAGCATGCACTCCATCGGCTTTTGCGTACCGTGTCCCCAAGTTTCCTCTTTGTTGCTACTGCCAAATGAATTATTATTTTCTATTTCCCATACGGTAGATTGATCACGTTTACCCTGCCAGTTATGGTTTTTCCCTTTCCGTACGCCGTACCACAAAGGCTCATGCCGGTTATGGTAATCTCCTCTACTAATTACAAAATGTTGTTTTGCCCAAAATATGAGACTAATCAATTCAAAGCCGCTACTTTCTATATTTTCGGCAAACTTATGAGTATACTTTGCGCTATGCCAGATATAAGCAATATCACCGGTAAATAATGAATAAGCATCAGACCAGTCATATCTATCATCATTTAATACTTTGCCTTTGGAGCGCTTACCGACTCCTAAATCACACCCTTCGCGCCAGCTTGGATCATACTCCACACCGTACGGGGGATCGGTTACCATTAAAATTGGCTTTGCCCCGGCCATTAGTTTTTTAACATGCTGCGGATTAGTACTATCACCGCACATTAATCGATGAGACCCAAGCAGGTAAATATCACCAAGCCTAGCAGTAACTTCTGCTGGGACTTCTATTTCCTCTTCTTCCCCTAGTTCTTCTAATAAGGCTTTATCAAATATGGGCGCTAACATATCCTCATCCATGCCAAAAGATAATAGCTCCTCCTGATCAAACCGCTCCGTTAGTATATCAAAATCATATTCACCGAACGCTAGATTATCTCTGATATTCAACCTGTCTATTTCAGCAGGTGTTAGTTTCTTAGTTGGTATTAAAACCTCAATTTCAGTCTCATCATCATAACCGGCCATATATAAAGCTTTTTTACGCTGATGACCGCCGATAATGGTGTAATCATTATCTACTATTATTCTTTGATGATACCCGTCCTCCTTGATATGAGAAGCTAGTTTATCCAGCATTTCCTTGGTTATCTTTCTTGGATTATCGGCATATTCTTTTAATTGCGACAACTTAATGCTCGCCTCCTGCCATGTGATAGTTTCATGATTACTTGGATAGCTCATGTTCTAACTCCTCTAGCAGGTTGTTTACAAACTTTTTAGAATCTCTTACTTGAAAGTCTCTATTATCGGCAATAATTTGTTTTTTGATCATCTCTACTATAGTTTCCAGAATCTTAAGCTTTTCCGAGCTCTCATCTTGTAACAATTTAGATAATATTTCTAAATACTGGCCGTTATCACGCCGGAGGTTAATGACCCACAAAAGCTCATCTTTAAACTCATTGCTAATATTCCCCTTCAAATAACGCTCTATAACAATTTCTTCACATTTTCCCTTCATCTGCGACTCCATTTAATTTTGCGTGATATCCATCATAAACTTCTGCAAATTTTATATCTTTCTCTTTTTCTAGTAAAATCAACTGTTTACACCGATTAACATGTATTTCTAAATCATCTATAGACTCCGCTAACTGGGCTAAATTCTTGGTAACCGATTTTATCTGCCTCTCCACCTAAAAAAAAGCTACCTGAAAAGCCTCGTTATACTTAAAATGCTTACAAGAATGCCAATAACAAATTTCATTTAGCCCCTTATTATTATGATATTGGTCTAACTCATTATAAATACCGGTAATATGTCTTTGTATCTCTTGGCTCATCATTATGCCCACGGTAATTTATCTTCTTCTTCAAAAGTATCATTGGTTTGTTTATTACTTGCTTGTTTGTAATTAATTGGAAACTTTCCACTCCTCTCATCCATATACTCACTATATTTGGCATGATCGGGCGTAATTATAGTCTTGATCTCGTTACGAGGTTGATCGCTTTTATCTTTATCGTTAATGGTAATTTCAGCTACGCATATAAGATTATCAAGGTCGGTAAAGCTCTTAATTTGTCTCTGCTTTTCTGCCTCTGGTGATTTGTCTGCTTTGTGTAATCCATGAGCAGAGTTAAGTATTGCCTTGATCATACTTCTGCCGATTTCAGCATATAGCGGCGAATTATCACTATGAAGACCGATATTACTCCAGACTTTCCTATTCTCATATTCCCCGCCTAAAATTACAAACTCACAGGCAAGATATATGCAAGTTCCAGCTTTACTTTTAGTAGCATAGCCGTCCGGCCACTCTTTTGTAACGTGGTTGCCTTTTTTAAGTATTAGCCGAACCTTTGCTATGGTTTTATGCGGTATTAATTCGTAAGACATTTGATCCTCAGCATCGTTAAAATTTGTCCATTTACTCATTGTTTTCCTCCACTAGTTTTATTAAATTATATTGACGTATATTTTCTAGCTTCTTGTTCGCTCATCTATTTGCTCCTTTTTTATTGGGAAAATAATTATTTTTCTCTTTTGGTCTTTTTCCTTTATTAACATGGAATAAACCATCACTATTAACTTCCAACCATTGAACAAAATGCAGTAAATCAATTTCATTTTGTGCAAACTGTAGATATTGGAGTATCTTTGCAGGAGTTTCGCACTTAGCAAAATTGCATATCGGCTAATAGCCATCTGATATTGCATTGGATAGCTGTTTTTATAACGTCCCAAGTTTGTTGATATAAAGTAGTTTTTTCATTTATCCTCCTT